TTACAAAGATTTCCAGAGGCAAGATTTAACGAAGAAATATTACACCATGATAATGATAGAGTTATTGTCAAAGTAGAATTATATATTGGCGATACAATTTATAGTGTAGGTCATGCAGAAGAGTTTAGAAATTCATCTTATATAAATAAAACAAGTGCATTAGAAAACGCATCAACAAGTGCGTTAGGCAGATGTTTAGCTGCCTTCGGATTATCAGGATCTGAATTTGCTAGTGCTGAAGAATTAGTTAATGCTTTAAAAAATCAAAGTAATAATCAAAATTCTATTAAGGAACAAATAAAGCAGCAAACCACACAAACTAAATTGACTTCTTTATTTACTAAATGGGATGAAGAAAATGATTCTATAAAAGAATTATTTAAAGAACAAGAAACAACAATAAAAAAAAATGGAGGACAAAATGTCAAACAATGGTAGTGGTAAACAAAAAGATTGGGTTCTTTTTCCTTTCGATGCCAATAATGAAAAAGCTATAAAATTAGATTTTTCTGGTAATGTTATTTTAGATAATGGTAAAAAAGGAACAATACTTGGTGTAAAAGGTCAATCCAATGATGGTAGCAAAAAATTTTTGAAAATTTATGCACAAGTTGGGGTGTTATTTAAAGGTGATGATAAATTTACTGGCGAAATGAATTACCCAGATGCAGGAGGACAAAAAGGTTTAATTGGTTGGTTGAATGATGAAGGTAATGTTTTATCAGGTTATAAAAATGAACCCAGACCAAAACAAAATAGTCAACCTAGAAAAACGACAAGCTCCTTTTCAATTTAGTTAGTTTTGAAAGTTGTTTATCTAGTCTTGGCTTTAGTTACAAGTGAGGGATATGTTTTACATAAAATTAAATATGAAACTTTCCTCACTTGTGACGAAATACATGAATCAACAATAAAATATAAAGAAATAAATGGCAGAACTATTACAACTTACCAAAATAAAATAGCTTTTGCTCATTGGTGTTTAGACAAAAAAGGAAATTATTATTTAGGTTATGAATATGAATGACAATGTAAAATTTATTAGCGAATTAGAAAGATTATTAAAACAAAAACAAAATGATTATGGGCATTTTGATCATACCTCCTATGTGATGGTAGAAATAATGGAAAAATATTTATCAATACATAACAATCAACCAGTAAAAATACCTTTAAAATTTTTTGGATTAGTTATGATTTTACTTAAAACATGGCGAATAATGCAATCAAAAGACTATAAAAAAGACCATTTTGATGACATCAATGGTTATGCAGAACTTTTGAGGAGGTTGGTAGTAAATGAAAACAAAAACAAGTAAAAGACCGATGACTCCAAAAATGTTGAAGCTATTGCAATTTATTAAAAATTATATTAAAAAATACAAATATAGTCCAACTTTTTCAGAAATGGCAGATGAGTTGGGTTATAAAAGTAAAAATTCAGTAAGCGTACTGATTAAAAAGCTAGAACAGAGAAAAGAAATATCAAGAGAATACTCTGGTTATAGCAGAAACATTGTATTGAATGATTAAAGTAAAAAAAACATCAAGCATGGAGTTAGCTGCTGATTTTGAAGAAATTTTTGATGGTGCAAATGTTGAAGAAGCAACTGAAAAAGCACACAATCAAAAAATGCCTAGTGAGTTTGCAAAAATAAATATCACCGAACACAAACTTGTTAGTGCAAATATTAAAGTTATCGGTGAGGTAAATGATGAGCTTAAGAAATAGCAACACAAGGTTGTACACAAAGCTAGACAAAGCACACAAAAAGATTATGGGTGCAAGAGAAAAGGGTAGGCAATGTGTCAACACTCTGCAAGACTTTAAGGAATATAATCAATTGTTCCGAAGAATAGTTGAGGCAGAAAATAAAGATGCTAGATTTTTATATACTTAATTAGTATATACAAAAAGTTGCATTTATTAAGTGGGTGTCTGCACCCTAAACGAAAGGAAAGTTATGAAACTATCACAAAAAGCAAAAAAGAACTTTGAAGAAGATAATGAATTTTATATTCATATTGGTAAAAAAATCAAACAAGCAAGGTTAGACAGAGAAATATATGTTCAAAACTTTGATGAAAAATTAGATGTTGATGGATACTATATTAAAAAACCTGCAACCCAACAAACTTTAGCAAAAGCATTAAACACAACATTTCAACAAATAGGTAAGTATGAAAAAGGACAAAACAGAATACCTATTGTCAATTTAATTAGAATATCAAAATTTTTAAATAAACCTTTAGATTATTTTTTAGATATAAATAAAGAAACAATGATTCAATCTTTTATAGCTAGAATGAACAATGAGATGCGTAAATAATGTTTGTTTCTGTTGAAGAAAAATTAAAAAAAATAATTCCTAACACCGACCAACATGATGAGTTTGAATATTACAAACAAATCTTACCTAAAATGATAGCCAATGGTCATGCAGCTCACCAAACAATACCTGGATATAAAGATTGTAAACCAGAGATAGAGGCATTTAGATGGTTTGATAATATTAATATTCCTGTGCATGGTTATTGTGATTTAAAAGGTAAAGTGATTATTGAAGATAAATGTAAGTTTCCCAAAAGAGGTAGAGTTAAAAAAGATGGCACTAGGTCTTGGCTAACTAATAAACTACCAGAATCTGTAGAACCTTATAATTTTTTACAAATAGATTTTTATTATTCTGTATTTAAGCTACCTATATATATTTGTTATATTAATGAGGAGTCTTATAAAGTATTTAGTGCAGATAATTGTGATGACTTAAAGCCAGAGAATATAGAAAAAAGAATACCGAAGATAATACAAAGATGTAAGATTAGACAAAACTTAATGAAGTTAAGCACAGATCCAAATGTTGTAAAAGATTATATTCAACCACAATTTGACCATTACTTTTGGCGAAACGAAATGGAAGAAGATTATCTTACAGACGCTATAAAGTTTTGGGATAATTAATTACCAATCAAATTTTTTTTCTTCTTTCAATTGTTGCTCTACACTTTTTAAAACTTTTTTCTGCAACTCATCATCTTCTTTCATACATTGATAATGAGCATGACCTTTTGGATAAAAACTTACAAAGCTATCAGTATTAATTAATTCTTTATGGCAATATTTACATACACCAACTACTACAATTCTATTTTTTGTTTTGTTCCATGTTTTTTTTGCCATTTCTAAATATCAATATCATTAATGGTTTTAAATATCCAAGAGCATTTGGGTCATCTTCTGTGCCATCATCATGTCCAAAATGAAAACCTTTTACTGGTTTTCGTAAAAATCTTATTTCACAATTAGGATTATGGTAACAATAATCATGAAAATACTTTGTATGAGTTGATGCTGGTAATAAAAAAACACCAATAAAATTATCTGTATTGTATGCTTTTTCTACAAACTTACCTATTTTACCATCAAACATTGGGTGTATATAAGCAACTTCTCCTGACCAATCTTTAGTCAAACAATCATCTTCAATTGTGTAATATCTTGGTAATAAATGATTTTGATCTGAGGCACAACAATCAATAGTAAAATTAAATTCTTTAGACAATTGTTGCCAAATGTCTATAGGGGTTCTTAGATATTTAAATTGTTTATTGTATATAAATCTGTTTTCGTCAGACCTAAAATTTTTTTTAGGTTCTTGCATAGTTAGGTCGTTTGCCTTTTCTAGGTCTTCTTTCTGCTTTTTTCTTTCTTGATACAGCAGCTCTCCTTTGTGAAGGACTCATGGATCTAGCTTTTGCAGCAGGTACACATTTAGGATAGTTTCTTCTTTTTTCACCTTTTGATCTACCACATTTAGGAAAAGAACCATCTGATCTTGGATTTGCTATATCAACCCAGTTAGCTCTTACCCATGATCTTAAACCTTTTGACATTATCTTTTTCTTTTTTTAGCTTTTTTTTTCTTTCGACCACCAGGAACTATTTTACCAGAACAAACTGCACTAGCATACATATTAGCATAAGCTGAAGGATAAACTTTAAATTTACGTTTTGCAGCAGCTTTACCTCTTGCACATAATTTTGCCATTATTCAAACTCCTTTAATATTTTTATTTTTTCTTCTGCGTTTGCAATTTTTTCTATCATTTTATCTACCTCATCAATGTGTTGTGGGTGTTCGCCAATCCCTACACTATTGTTAAAATAAATTTTTATAGTGGCATCAGCATGAGATATTTCTGCTTGATACCTTTTTTCTAAAGCATCAATAATTAATTGTTTCATCCTGAGTGTCTTTTTTGTACCATAAATTTAGCTGTCTTAACAGCACCTTTATGTGGCTTGTATGCACCTTTCATAAGTTTATATGAATTACCTTTTTTCATCCAATGAAACCCTTTGGGTGCTTTGACTGTTTTCATCATACTTTTCTCTTTTTCTTTTTTCTAAGTGCTTTAAAATCAGCACCAGTTATTTGATCAAATGGAGCAGCCATTTTTGCTATCTTCATTTGTTTTTTACTATACTTTTTATTTTTACCTTTTGGCATATTTTCTCCTATAATTGAACCCTCCAACCATACCCAACCATCAAAATGATTACACCTAATATTATATTAATATTTAGTTTTCATTTTTTTATTTTTTTTCTTCTTCTTTTTTTTCTTTTTCATTCCACTATGTTTTGGCATGATTATCTCCTGTTGTTTGATTGTTTTTTTCTACCCATATAATGATCACTAGGTTCATAGTTCCATCGTTTACCATGATGTCCTCTTATATCTGCGTAAAACATTCTAGCTCTCACTATAAATTTTATAATAGACCTCACCATTTTTTGCAAGACCAATATCTGGCAGAGAATATATCTTTTGCACTAGCACATCTGTGTCTTGCTCTAAAACTCTTTCTAGCTGCTGGGTTGTTTTTTCTTATTTTCATATTGGCATCGCCATATCTTATGATCTTTTCTTTACCACCTTTACAGGCTTTGACTACAAATTTTTTACCACCTTGCACTTGTCGTCTAGGTGTATTGCATTTCATTTTAGATTTGTCTATCGCCATCGTCTAATGTAACTCCATTAAAATATTTATAATCATATTCTTTTATTCTGCAATCATGTTTTTTTTTAAGTTTTGATCTTTTTGCAAAATCTATAGCATCTTTTTCTGTGCTAAATATTTGATTTGTAAACATTTCATGTTTACCATTTCTTTTCCATAAAATACAATAAATCATGCTTTTATTTTAGGTTTTGGCATAGGAGTAATTATCTCTATACAGCCAAATTTAGAGTATATTTGATATTTATTAGTTTCTAATCTACCTATTTCTTTTGTCTTATCTAATGATTTTTGGTAGCCATCAATAAGACATTCATAGTAAGTATCGTAAACTTTAGGAAATGTGTGTGGTTCTAAGCAAGTGTTGGCTAGAGTGCTGCACATAACAATTGTAAGCATTATTTTCATTTATCATCCTTTTTCTCCTCCAACTCTTTGATTCTGTTGTTTGCGTCTTCAAGGTCTTTGGTCAAATGTTCTAATTTTTGTAAACATCTTTTATTTGCAGAATCTTTAGATTTACCTGCATCTTGCAATTCTGCAACTTCTTGTTTTAAAATACGAACCTGATCTTTGTATTCGTTTATTATATCTATATTATCAGACATTATTTTTTTTTAAATAAATCCATGCCTGGCTTTAAACCATATATTGATCCAAAAATTCCAAGAACCAACCATTTGTAAAATTCAGGAAAATTATTAAAATAATGAAAAAATAAATCTAATTTTTCTTTTGCCTGACTATCTCCACTAAATACTGACCAAGCTAAAACTACAATTGGCAAAATTACCACAAGTAATACAATGTCATCTTTTATGCCTTGATCATTTGATTTTAAAACTTGAGCTTTATATTCTAATTCACCATTAGCCATTTTTTCAGCATGGCGCATTTCTGCAACAGATTCTAATTCTTTTGTTTTTCTTCTATTAGATGCAATAGACATACCAGTTTTAATCATACCTGG